GCTGAGCGCCCCTCTCATTTTGACGTCGAATAGGGGGGCCTATAGCTCCACATGCCCCAGATCGTCAGCCCGCCAGCGTGTCCCGCGGTGTTCTTCGATGTGGCAATTCTTACATAGCAATTCTAAATTGTCCCAGTTCAGCGCGACCGCCGGATCGTTGATGTTCTCCGGTGTCAGCCTGATCTTATGGTGAACCTCTTCACCTGGAACAATTAACCCCTTTGACCAGCAGCGCTCACACAGCCCGCCCTTTGATTCTTTATACGACCTCGCACACTTAATCCAGGACCAGGACGCATAGAAGTCATGCGCGAACCGTGTCTCACTCATAAATACGCACCCGGACCCTCCTCGCCTTAACGGTACGCGACCCGCACGCCGGCAGGAGAAGACCGGCGGCCCCCGCTGTCTGGAGCGCATAAGAAAACACCCAGGCCATGTCCTTCCTGGGTGCTCCTATACGCGATATCATTTTATCACTATGTATTAATCATTCAATAGACAGCAATATGCACAGGTTGCAAACTTAGCTGATTTATCAATTTTGTGCGTCTTCTCCAGACTGTTGACTTGTCGTAATTGAGACAGTCACCGATCTGAGCATCTGTCCAGTTCAGCGCATAATACGCTCTGAGGATATTCCGATCATCTACATTTTCGATTGAATCGAGTATGTTGTTAAACTCGTTCAGCAGCCCCCGGAGCTCCTCCGCCTTGCGTTCCAATTCGTAGATGGCATCATCACAATCCGCCCGCTGCATAATAGCCGCTTCAGGTTCATTGGTTCCGCGAGGCATACCCGTCAACCGGACAGACCTTACCGGGCGCGGTCCTCCGACGTACTGGTTCAGGAAATCGGATTGCTTATCCAGCAAATCAATCTCCCGGACGAGTGAGCGATACATTTCAAGGAGATCCCGTTTTGTCATCCTCACCCCTCCTTATACCCCTCAATCATGCCCTGCTTTTCCATCCAGCTGATGCTGCCAGGCTTCAAGTAGTTGTAATAGTACAGCGCGTGATCCATCGACGTGACGATCGGCATCTTATCAAACATATTCCTATTGAAATCCACGTCGCTCCAGTATGGTTTTGCCGGGAAGCGGGTGTCGCCGACAAACTCCCGCCGCCAGCACTTATTCCATACAGCCACCGTCCGGAAGCGCGTCTGCTGGCAGTATCCACGGTCTTTCCAGATGAAATTGAACATCACAACGTCCAGCGGTTCGTGCTTCCTCACCATAATGAAATCATGCAGCATCTGGAAGGCATACTCATGCAGCCACCAGTCGTCGTGATCCATAAACAGCAGCCACTCACCCTCCGCGGCCTCGATGCCGGCGTTCCTGGCCAGTCCATCAAGGCCATAGTTCCGAATTAGAACTTTATCGGCATAATTCAAGGCAATCTCCGCAGTTTTGTCCGTGCAGTTATCACACACGACGATCAGCTCGTAATTCGTAAAAACTTGCTGTTTTATTGATTTCAAGCCCTTTTCGATAAAGGCTTCCGAATTATGCGCTGGCACAATGACGCTAAACATTGGCTTGTCCATGCTCTTCATCCCACCTTTCGTCAAAATATATCAGTTCCTCCACGTCTCCATTCGTAAGAAGATGGACCGCAGCGGACAGCTTATCAATTGGCCAGTCCCACCACCGGATGCCCATCAGGCGCTGGCGAGTCGCCATGTTAAACCTGAACCTGATCAGCTTCGCCGGAACTCCGCCAACAATCGCATAATCCGGGACATTACTTGTAACAACCGCGCCGGCAGCGATCACAGCCCCGTCGCCGATTGTCACGCCACTTAGGATCTGAACATTGTTCGCGATCCATACGTCATTCCCGATAACGACATTACCTTTCGACGGCGTCGGGTCTCCGTCAATAAGTACGTCAAACGGATATGTTGTGATCCAGTGCGTGCGGTGTTCCCCGCCCAGGTAGATCTGCACGTTTTCTCCGATAGAGCAAAACCGGCCAATCTTCAGTCCCGTCGTGTTATCCCACTTCCGAACAATCGGAATGCCATATGTATATTCGCCGATTTCAATCAGTCCCTGGCGTCTGGTTGGATGGGATGAACGCAGCTGGTCAAGCTTCTCGCGGTCGGTCACTTCCAGATCACCCGCCTCCCGCAGAACCAGCAGAACTTGCACTTAATCCTTTCCTCTACGTTCACCAGGCGGACGCCACAGTGACCGCATCGGGCATATCCATCAGGGCCGATGATTCTCCGGCTCCCGATCTGCTGGTCTGCCGTTTCAATGACCGCCGGCACTTCCTGGATCTCCGCATCAATTGTCTTTTTCCGTGTTGCCATCTTCCTGGCTCCTTTCATTCAATAATATGCCTGTCCCCACCAATCAGGCACTGTCCCGCCGACCACGCGCTAAGGACTGTTGATTTTGAACCATTGGCGTCATGTGTGAATTATCTTCCGGTGACCATATTCAATTGACGCGCGTGGAAGGACTACTCCGAATACGCGGGGCCGGAGTCGAACCGGCCGGCAGCGGCACGCCCATCAGCCGGGCGGGAGCGGAGTCACCTCCTAACTGTTCCCGGCCTCCGGCACTGCCCCTTCGGGCCGCGCTTAGTGTGTTAATGTTGCCTTTAAACTACATCTTGCTTGGAAAAATATCGTGTTTTCTTCCAACTTTGAAATCAAGTTGTACTTTTTCGTGGTAAAAAGTACATCTTGGTTCTAAATTGCCTTTAAGTTAATAGTCAAACGGAGTAACTCGCTCCTTTGGTATTCCTTCCATAACTCCATTATCAAATTCGACAGCTATCGTGTCCCCGTTATCTGAAACGATTCTTCCTATACTGCACCCATCTTCAAAATGCACAGAGCAGAACTGTCCATCTTTCATATTTCCCTCACTTAAAGCGTCATTTAATCCACCAGCGCGTCATCGATCAGGTCGACCAGATCCTCCGGCACTGCCCAACCGGACCGCGCGGATCTTACGCACTAATAACAAAGCTTCTCTTTCAAATACAGTTCAGCATCAGTCAACGTTTTAAAGTGCTTTTCCGTCTTATCAGGGAAAACCATTACACACTTACGTTTCCGCATTTCAATCTCAATGTTAGTTCCCCACATACCGTACCGTTTAATTTTCATCTCACCGCCGTCAGGATCCACATCAATCCTGTCCGTCAACCTTGTAAGCATGTATTTCACCTCATTTTCATCAATCGGGTGACAACCGGGTGACCAGAGGGTGACAACGTTTGTGCCCTTGTCACCCGGTTTAATCCCTTATTTATCAATATCTCGGACTACGTCGGGTGACAAGGTGACAACCAATTGCCTGTTTTCCTATATAAAAAATATTTTTTACTCTCTTCGAAAAAAATACTTAAAAGCAAGCGTGTATCTGGTCACCTTGTCACCCGGCCCTTATTTTTCAAGGTCTTGAGCGGGTGACAACCCCTTTTTTGTTGTCACCCCGTTGTCACCCTGTTGTCACCCGAAACAGTAAAAATTACTTCCGTGTGACTTCCGTACCATTGCCCCGGACTCTTTGCAGCACCGTTCCGTGAACTGTTTCCGGACCAGCGGAGCCTGATATCCCTCAGCGTCTGCCCACTGTCGGAACTCGTCATAGACATCTGACGTCTTCTTTCCGTCCAGGAACGTCCGCCAGTCGTAATCATCGGAGATCGTGTCGGCCATGAAGCTGATAAACTGGTCAGACTCTTCCATGATTTGAGCCACAACTCGCCTGGATTCTTCCGATACGGTAAATGTCAGGTTCCGTGCCAGGACACTTTTCATTCCGTCAATCGCCAGTTTCAAGAAGGCTTCCTTATTTTCTTCCGTTGTCAGCTTCTCAATCAGCTCGGTGTCCTTTTCTTCATCCGAATATACCCGGTTGAATCCGATCATCAGCATCTTCTTCGCTGTAGCATCGTTATCGTCCCGGAAGCGTGGAATCTTATTGAAGACGAACAGCATCCGGCTTTCAATTTTCACGGTGAACCGGTTCTGGTAGAGAAGCTTGATCTGCATTTCATCTCCTTGGATGATCCGGCGGAGGTTCGACAGATCTGTCGTGAACTTGCTTGATCCATCGTCCACAATGTTCACCGGCTTGTCGATCAGCTCCGCGATGGCGTTCGAGTCCTTCAGGTTCTGAATCGGTGTGCTGCCAACGTTGTCTTCACCGACCACCTCCCGGATCATACGGAGGAAGGTACTCTTTCCGGTATCTGCCTTTCCTTCGATTGCCCACCACTTCTTAATCGGCTTATCAGAGTAGAAGCAGCATCCGGCCAGTTCATAAAGCATCTGCTTCTTTACATCATCGCCCTGGCACCAGTCCGTGATAATTCCATCTACGAATCCGGTGTCAGCTAATGGGTTATAGTTCACATCAAAATACCGGAAGATCGGAACATCCGCTGTTCCGTAGGGAATGAATTCTTCCGTCCGCCAGTTCATGATTCCGTTTTTGAATCCCACATAGAAGGAATCAAATTTCACATTGTCTTCCTTCTGGAACGAACGGATCATCGTCTGGGCGGCCTTCTGCTTTTCCGGTTCCATCCCACGGACCGCGATCAGCTCATAGTTGATGAACACATCGCTGAGAAGTTTATAATATTTGCCATCCACGATGCGGTACAGAGCCTTGCCAAACTGCTGCACCCTGGCCGTGTCCCGGAGATCCCGGACAAGGTCCCGGTATTCGCCTCCCTTCTTTGCTTTCTTTTCGTTTTCCTTAGCAAACCCGGTCTTTTCTTCAAAGGTCTTCTGGGAAAGGAATTTCTGAAACTCATCCTCCGGCAGCGGATCATCAAAGATGAACTGGTTGATGATCGTAAACAGGCGATCATAATCCCGCTTATTGATGTTCGCCAACACATTAAATGGTGTCTTGTTCGCAGAATTCTTCGCCCGCTTGCAGTTTGACGTGTTCCACTTGAACAATGTTTCCTCCCGGCTGCCTTGGGAAAGACCTACAATGCTGGTATACTCAGAATCGTTTGGCTTGATGACCTTGTCGCTCTTTGGGTATAACCAGCGCGGGATCGTCTGAACCATCTCCGGATCTGCAAGCACCTCCCGCTCTTTTCCGTTGATCTTCAGCACTTCATAGGAGCAGTTGATCCCATATTTGTAATCCGCAATCAGGCCGATGGCGGTTTCTACGTGGTTGTGGTTCATCAGCTGCTCGTTGCAGAAGAATGTGAAGTGCATCCCGCGCCGGGTCCGGGTAATCCGGCATTTGATCTGATAGGCGTCAATGATCCTCTTCAGCCGTTCAGCGTGGCCGCTGTCATCAATATCCACCATGACTGTGGTGTCGCTCATTACGCCGGCGTAGGAATCATACTTCTGTGCTTCTTCCAGGGTGAGCAATGGCTCTCCGTCCTTAAACGGCTGGGCGGCGGTTTTGTCGTTATTGCATTTAATGAATCCCCGGTACAACGACTCATTCATCCGAACACCACCTTGCCAGGCCGAAGTCCATAGCCCTGTTCTTCGCCATTTCGATGTAATACTGCTTATCTACGGATTCAATCCCGAACCGGCGTCCCATGATGTCTGTCAGATCCGGGTCTTCCAGATCGCCGAACACAATCGTGCTGCTTTCCGGTGTATTTGCATACTTTTCGTGTGTGCCTTCCCGGTTTTTTGCCTTTGAGATGATCTCTCCATCACATATTGCAAACACTCGGAAGCATTTGTGATCCCTGACTTCGTTTTGGCCGAAATAAACGTGACTGTACCGGCTGCTCAGCTTCACAATCTTCTGGAACTTCACCAGGTCTTCCGGCGCGTTATGTGATTCGATATAATCGGTGATCGCTTCCCAGCTCATCTTCCGGAGCCCCTCCCGGACAGCTTCATTCACGATGGCCAGATCGTTGTCCAGGTCGCCGTTGAATTTTACATATGAACCCTTCGCTTCTTCCTTGCCGTCATCGAAACGGATCAGGTAGTTGTTCACGTCCTTCTGCCAGATTTCCAACACCTGTTCAAATGACAACCCCATCTTTGTAGCCTGTTCCCATTCATGGCAAATATCTTCCACCCTTGCTTGATCTTTTCCGGTGCAGTCGACAATGATACCGTCTGTGTTGCTCTGGATCAGTTCACAGGAGCCTTCCAGCATTTCCAGCAGCATCAGCAGCATCAGCTGACCGTTGATACATACATCGTGGTTCCGCTGAGGGTCGTATGCCTTGGAGAATTCCTGATTGGTAATCCCGAAGGTGCTGTTCAGGATGATCTTGTATGGCGCTTGTTCCTGTTTCTTTCCTGCCTTTTTCAGTTCCACGCGCTTGTTGTAGATCTCTGTGAACAGTTCCGGTTCTTCGCTCTGTCTGGTCAGTAGGCCGTGCTGGATCATGATGGACGGATAGTAGGAAGTGACGTCAATGTGGAGCAGCTGCCCCTTCCGATGGATCCGTTTCACCGCACCGTGAATTCCTCCCAGGGCAAACGTGTGCGGCACTCCGGAGATGACGATTTCCTTCTTCTGTCCATTCATGTAGTTCTTCGGATTGGAGAAGAAATCCAGCACCTCTGTATACTTCCGGATCCGGACACACGGCAGGATATTGTTCGTCCATTCCTGGTGTTTCAGGCTCAGGTTCCGGTTGCATTTCAGAACCTTTGCCGTCAGCCGAGCCTTTGTCAGCCGGTAATCCGTCTTCGGCAATCCGAATGTTTCGATCAGGCTCTTCTGGGCCATGAAGTCGTAGATCCGGCGTTTGAGCACTTCCACCGTTTCCAGCACGTCATGGGTACAGTAATGAATTGTTTCCTCTTTCATCTCTTCGGTGAATTCGCCAGCATAATCAAAGGGAATGGACGATTCTTCAATACTGTGACCCATAAACGCTTCCAGTTCCTTCAGTGACCGGAACTTATCGCCGGTGTCATAGGATATGAATCCATCCGGCGGCCCTCCGCCCCTTCTGGTTTTTCCGGATTCGATCAGGTCCTGGGAGACCATGTATAGCGTTTCTCCCTGACAGGCGTTATACACGGCTCCCAGAACGTAGGAATCGTAGTGGTTGGAGTTATAGCCGATCCAGATCCAGTCGCGGTGTGCATCATAGAACTCCACAAACTGCTTCTGGTCTGTGATCGCTACAGTTTCTTCTCCAATGGCTATGACCACGCACCAGAATCTCCGGAAGACTTCGAAGTCGTACACCAGAATGTCCGGGTACTTCTCAAACAGTTCTTTCGTGGTCATGTCGGCACCTCATCACAGGGGAAGGATCTCCCCGTAGTAACTGGAGAACGCTTTCTTTACCTGGACCTGAATATCCGCGCCGATCAGTTCGTCCTTGTGGGTAATGTCCTTGCCGAAGATTTCCTTGAAGCGCTTGTAGGCACGCTGCTCCCGCTCCGGATCCCGGACCCATTTGTTCAGGTCCTTAATGAATTCAGAGGTCGTGTACTTGCTTTCGTACAGTTCGTCGTTGTACCGGTATTCCACATGGATCCCGACATTGTCGGTGTATACGTTCTCAATCGTGGTCTTGATGATACCCTTCACAGGGCTGTCAAACTTCTTTGCCCGTTTTGTATCTTCGGTCTCCCAGAGGGAGCAGAAGTTTTCATAGACGTAGATGTCCCGCCGGACGCCGATCTGTTCCGGAACCTCCGCGAAGCTGCACCCGAAATACTTCTGGCTCCACTCTTCGCACTTCTGGGCCTTTTCCGGATCATCCACGAACTGGCCTTTCTCCCGGTCGTAGTTCTGCTGATTGAATTTCACAGTCCGCAGCACATCGTTCTGAGCATCATAAAACTTCATTTCCAGACGGTTGCCATTTACGATTTCAGCCTTAATCATTTCACAGTTCTCAATACGTTCCATGTTCATTTCTCCTCTACGATTTTATAGTCGATATCGGTTAACAGTTGCTTTGCCAGGATCACATTGGCCTTGCCGGTGATCCTGATTACCATATAAGGCTCCGTGCTCTTCGCCTTTATGGTTTCGTGCCGGCGGTCTACCCGGTCCATCGCGGTAGCCAGGTCAAGACATTCGATATACTCCGCGATATATTCGTCCGCCAGCGGTCTTTTCTTCAGGAACTCGATGTCCGCGCTGCTGAATTCCAGGAAATGAACCATTTCCTTTTCCACTTCGCTCATGGGCACTGTCTTGTTCAGGTACCTGTCCTGAAGGAACTGGTCGAAAGTCAGGTACTGCCCACACTCGAAGGATCCTGCCCTGGCGTCCCAGATTGCCCGGATTTCTTCTTTCTTATCTTCCTTGCGCTGGTCATCAATGGCTTTCAGCTTGTCGCGAGCCACGTTCTCGCCATCGGTAATGATGGCAATAATTTCTTTCACCTTGCCCTCATACTCGGTGTAGGGCTCCAGCACTATCTTCTTGACCCTGATCTTTTCCTGATTCAGCTGGTCAGAGATCTTCCTCGCTGCGGCCACCGTGCGCTTACACTCCTGTTCGCTATCCGGACTGACGTCCAGCGTCATCAGGTAGTCCCGCGCTTCCTCTGCCCGCTGCTTGTAAAGCTGGTAGGCGTCGAAGCGGATGAGTCCGTTCTCAATCCTGACATCAATAGAATCGGGTGGATTTGTGTAGCTCAATGTATTCACCTCCGTCTTTTCTGTATCGCGCGTAGAATCTCAGGGACTCATCTTTTGCCAGGTGCCGCTCGCTGCTGTCCACATAGGCGTTGTACTGGCCGTGCCATTCATCGCCCAGCAGCCGCAGTTTCGTCTCATCGTAATTTGCTTCCAGGAAGGTCCAGTCGTACCGGATCCCGTTCTCTTCCGTGAATCGCTCCAGTTCCACCGTGTTTTTCAGATCCGTAGCGTATACCAGGTCCAGGTCATCGAACCGGAGTACGTATCCGAAACACAGGGTGTTATGGGGAACCGGGATGGCCCACATATTGCAGCGGGCTTTTCCCAGCCAGATCGGAAGATAGTCTGTATTGATTGCCGTCACCTCGTCATTGATCCGGGCCACCTTATATGTGGAGTAGATCTCAATGTTCGGGAACTGGTTCACAATCTGGTTCAGTGTCACCGGTTTCACATGGTCCTGATGGTCGTGGGTGATCAGTAGGTACTGGCACTTGTACAAGTCGTCCTTCATCTTGCTGAACGCGATCCCGCAGTCGATCATGATGTTCCTGATCCGGACGGCGTTCCCGCAGGATCCGGATGATAGAATCCGATAATCAAGATCAGTCTTCATCAGCAAACTCCAATTTGTGTGATCGTTTAGCGTGCTTCCCGCCGCCGTAGGTGTTGGCTTTCATGATCCGGATCAGGTCAAGGCTCTTCATAACCCGCGGATCCGGCTGCCGGACCTCCCGTCGATATGTGATCACGTGCCCGTCTTCCATCGGTATCTTCAGGATGTCCGGATAATCGCTTGATTCATGCTCCCAGATAGGAGCTCCGCTTCCGGCAAGCGGCTTGATCTGTGCCTTGATCGCTTCTGTCACGTGAGTTCCACCCCCAGGACCTTTGCAGCGTTCAGCAGTTCCTGAATGAACCCGCGCCACGATTCAATCGTCATGCTCAACTGGTTCGCCATCTCTTTGTCGTCATAATCAATCCACTGCTTGCCGTTGATATCAGAAAAGTGGTAGCTTCCGAAGTCTCCTTCAACGGCCCGCACGGTGAATCCACTGTACCGGAGCGGCTTAGTGATTTTTGGTACCTCCGGCGTCTCCACAACGTCCACCTGGTTCGCTTCCGGCGTCTCAATCTTAATCGGGCCGCTGATCTTTACGACCGGCGTTTCGTCCACCGCGGGTTTCTGCTTCGCCGTGTGCCGGAAGTCCGGAATCTGCTCATAAAGTGCTGGATCCTTTTCCTTCAGAACCTTTTTGATATACCCCCACAATTTGTCCGGGGATCCGCTCCCGCATTGCGCCAGGTATTTCTTGGGATCGCCGCCGTCGATCGCGATCTGCACGGCCTTCTTTTTCTGTTCCAGTGTTATCTTCTGCATTTTGATCTCTCCTGTTTCAACTTCGACTTTCGTTCGGTTCAGTTCGTTCATCTGGAGCCGCTGCCATGTGGCCCGCGGACTAATAAAACCCTGAACTTTCAAATACTCGTAAACATCCCCGCCGGCCTGTTCTACTTCCAGGCACTTCAGCGCCAGTTCGTACTGGTCCCTCACGCCGGTCACCTCATCATCATTTCAGTGTCGTGCCGGCGGGCCAGGAACCTCAGCTGCCGGATCACTTCTTCCGGCTCTGACAGCTGGAGCATTTTCCTTCCGCGGTCACACATTAGGAACCGTTCAATTGCCTGGCGGTTGTCGGCCCTCTTTTTGTAGGGTCCTCTGCCCCAGACGTAATCCTCCCGCATCTGCCGCACCATGACTTCCAGCATCTTCATCACGCCGTCATGATCAAAAGTTGCCGGGCGGTTCCGATGCTCATCGTCTTCCACGAATTCCGGGCACTCCGTCACCATGTACCCTTGATGCGTAGGTGATGCTGTCCACCCGATAACCGGCTGAGCGACAGCGGACCATGTACATCCGGAGTTGCAAGCCTTCGCGCATGAAAAACAGAGCGTATATTTTTCGTCAATCATGCGGCATCGCCCCCGGATAAAATGTCTGGCTCCAGCTGACATTGGCGTTAATCATCGGGTAGGAGACGTCCCATCCGGTCGGTTCCCGATAGCGGGTGATTTCCCATGCTCCCAATGCGACTTCCGCAAACAGAACCAGGATCACAATCGCTGTCTTTATGCGTTCCTTTTTTCCACTGGATGTGATATACTTATTATGGTTCATAACAGTTCTCCTAACGTTCTCCGCTGGCGCTCGCACCGTCAGCGGAGTTCTTTTGTCTCTACGCCCATCGCTTTGAGGAAAACCAGTCTGGCCACCTTGTACCGGTTTCCTGATCTCTGCACCGGGAACATCAGCTGCCCGGTCTTGGCGTAATAGTTCAGCCTGGTCGGATGGATCCGCATCACCCGGCTGATCTGGCTCATGTTAAGCATGTCCAGGTCGCTGTGGATGATCTCGTCCAGCGTCAGTCCGCGCTCTTTGTGGCTGTACTGGACATAATCCGGCGTATGGTTCACGATGATCACTCCATTTCGTCCAGGTAGGTTTCGAAACGGTCGTTCAGTTCGAACACGCCGGCAAACCGACTGGCCAGCGGGCAGCTGTTCTCTGTTTCTTTCTTTTCGCCGGTTACGGCAGAATTGGCCAGGATTTCCCGCACGGTGTCAACAAGGGCTCGATTGAGCGTTTCTTTGACGTCCTTTTTGTAAATCAGGTTGTTCATAATCCTTTCTCCTTTCAGTCATAGCGGTAAATGTAGTCCTCGTAGCTGATTTCATACAGCGTGGTGTATGCCTTCAGCAGCTGAAGCGCTTTCAGCGCGGTGGCCCGGTTCATAGTGACGGTCTCTTTGGCCGTCTCAATTTCCCCGACAGCTTCCTCCAGTTCGCTCAGGGTTCCTTGGATAATCTCCCGGATGAAGGCGTCTTCGTCGTCCTCTTCCGGTTCTTCGTCCTGGATGCTGTTCGGGTTGTCGCTGTCCTCGTCATGGAGGAAGCTCAGGTCTTCGTCGTCATACATGATGATTCGTCTCCTTTTGTCTACTTTGCGTACTCACCCGGAAAAAAAACTCCCATAAAATCTTCGGCGTTGTTGATCCCCAGGCACTTCGCCATCTCTTCCATGTCTTCCGCGCTCGGTCTCTGTGAACCGTTCACGATCTTGGAAGCCTTCTGGCGCGTCCATCCGATGGCTTCGGCAAACGCCGAAATGCTTGGAAACCGGCTGAAAACAACGCCCCTGATTTTATTTCGCATTTTCACACCTCCCTTGATTTAGTGTACGCAATGCGTACTCTACACATAATATAGCGCGCGGTGTACGCTTTGTCAAGCGGTTTGTTGCGTTTTGCGTACAAAAAGTTTGCTTTTAAGTGCGCTTTCCTATATAATTACACCTGGAGGGATGAATATGGAAGCAAAATATACAGGGGATAAAGTCGATACTTTTCAGGGTAGATTCAAGTTATTGTGCGACTCTAACCCGACCACAGATACGGCCCTGGCGGAGCAACTGTGTGTCTCCAAGCAGACAATCAGTTCATGGAAATCCGGGCATCGGTCCCCGAAGAAGCCGATGATCGTATCTATTGCCCGGTTTTTCAATGTCAGTGTGCAATGGCTCATGGGATTTGATGTGCCAAAGTATCCGCCTAAACGTCGTTATATTGTTGATGCTTCTCCGAAACGGATTCAGGTCAGTCAGCCGATTAAAAGGACATCCCTTGGTCATAGTATAGTGAGGGCAACTGTGAAATCCCCGGTAAAAGCGGATCTTCCGGATTTCACATCCGGCGGATTTGAGAACGCGGTCGTGTATGGAATGGGCAAGATGGATCCTCTTCCGCCCGAAACGAAAGAGGAAAAGGCGATCAGGATGCTGAAGCTGCTCGGAAAGATCGCAAGGGAAGATCCGGATTCCGCTGTGGAAATGCTGAAGATTCTGGTCGACAAAGATATTATTTGACAGGAGGGATTGTTGTGAAGAAATTGGTTTCTATCCTCCTGCTGCTGGCGCTGATCCTGCCGGCAGCTGCGTCCGCATGGAACGAATTGCCGGATATATCGGCCTTGTCGTCCGATGATCTGATCACGCTGGTCCATCAGATCCAGGTAAAGCTGTTTTCTGAGAATCTCGAAAAAGGTATTGTGATTTATCCTGGTGAGTATATTGTTGGCGAGGACATCCCCGCCGGATCTTATCGGATTGAGGTGATACTTCCGAAAGAAGCCTATGCCTATGGATCTGCACTGGTTCATGACCCTGATGATATGTTTGTATCGGTCAGCGGAGACATTACAGGAGAGGGCTTTGAAAACATAGGAAAGATAACGATGAAAGACGGCCAGATCTTTGATGTTGAAGTTTACTCTATCAGGATATATCCTTATACCGGTTTGTTCCATTAAGGAGGATCATATGATCTGTACCAAGTGCCAACGGGAGATCCCGGACGATGCCCGGATTTGTTGCTATTGTGAGAAAAAGTATATCATAGATCGGAGTAAAAAGGAGAAGCGCCCGAATGGGGAAGGTACCGTATTCAAGACGAAAACCGGCTGGGTGGCCCAGATCACTGTCGGTATGAGACCGCTGCCCGATTTGTCCGAAGTGGAGCCAGGTGACCCGGAGCTGACGAAAAAACCGCAGCAGATCCGCCGATCAAAGTACGGACTTCCCAGCCGGAAAGACGCCATTGAATATCTGTCCGTCTTGAAGGCGAAAGCCGGTTCCGTCCGGCCCGACGCACCGCATTTATCCCATTACTGGGAGATGTATAAGAACGGAGAATTAACCCAGCTGAGCAAGTCAAAACAGGTAGCATATACAGGAGCCTGGGAAAAACTGAAGCGGATCCATGAATACAGGGTAGACGCCATTACCGTCAGCGATCTCCGCCGGACCGTTTCCGCGAAGTGTAGCACATATTACACCGCCCGCGATTGCCGGTCCGTTTTGTCGGCGCTGTTCAAGCTGGCTGCCGCAGAGGGATACGCAAATAAGGATCTTCCGTCTCTGATCGTCCTCCCGCCACTCGAAGAAAAGGAGCAGACGCCGTTCAGTGAGACAGAACAGAAGGCCCTATGGAAACTGTATGAAGACGGAGATCTCCGCGCAGCCATTCCATTGTTCATGATTTATACTGGTGCAATGCCCGGCGAGACTATGCGGCTCCGGGTGGATCAAATTGACATTGAGCACCGGCAGATAACCGGGGCCGGCATGAAGACGAAGGTCCGGAAACAGACGCCGATCGTCCTTGCGGATTCTATTGCCCCCCTGGTTGAGGATCTTATCGCTCATGCTCAGCCCTCCGGCTATCTGTGGAAGCTGGATGAAAAACTCTGGTACGAAGATTACTATGCCGCGCTGGAGGCAGCAAAATGCCGCCGTCTTCCTCCTTACTCCTGCCGGCACACAACAGCGACTGCCCTGGCCATCACAAAGGGCATTGCTCCGCAGACAGTACAGAAGATTATGCGCTGGTCATCCAGCCGGATGCTGGACCGCTACGCTCATCCGGATCAGGACGATGCGCTGGCCGGAGTAAATCAAATTTAATGCTCCGGTAGCTATGCTGGTAGCTATGGAAAACGATGGAGCCATTGATTTTACTAAGGTCATTCAACCCCTGCTAAGGGAGTAGTGGTGTTAAAGCCAGCCCGGGTTCAAATCCCGGCTTCTCCGCTCTAAGCCTTGTGGATCAACGTCCACAGGGTTTTTTCTTTTTTCCTGCGGTGATCAGTCGAAACCTATGCTGATCTCTCGGTAGCTATGCGGTAGCTATTTTTGAAAGCACTAAAAAAAGCCCCCTGGATTGCTCCAGAGGGCTGATTGATTATTCTTCTTTTTCGTCAGGCGGTTCGAGTTCGATCTGTTCTTCCTCAACCTCCGGCAATCCTGTGGCCAGGCTGGTCAGTATGCTGAGGACAAATGCCGCACCACTCACAGAAAGTGCACGGAGCCACTGTATCTCCTCCAGGGCCGCACCAACCGCAATAAAGCCGACAAACGTCTGAGCAAACGTCCGGATCGCCCGGATTAGAGCTGCGATGATCCACTTTTTCCAATTTCTCTTCATGCATGGTTTCCTCCTTCAATAATAGTAGTCGCAGGAGCCGCCGATACTGCCGGCTGTGCCGCCCCCTGCGTCTGCGGTGCCGGCCTTGGAGGGTCCGGTGGCAAATCAAGGAAACGTGTCCGCAAATTATCCATCACGCCGTTTGCGCCCAGAGCGTGATACTGTTGATAAACGTTTTCCAGGTTGGAACGGTCATCTTCATCCGCCCACCCTTGGGTCCTGTAATACTTGTATCCCTGGATCAGACGATCCCGGAGCAATGCCTGGACGCCTTTCTTCACAGCGCGAATCTGGATCCACGTCGTGATAATGATTCCCAGCAGGATCGCCGGGATTCCGGCAGCCTTAATCAGTTCCCACCAGTTCATTAAGCATCACTCCCTTCTGTCAGCTTCCCCCAGGTAAGCGGGCCGCATATGCCGTCCTGAGCAAGCCCGTTTTTCTTCTGGAAGTTCTTCAGCGCCATCAGAGTCTCATTGCCGAACGAACCATCAACGCCATACTTAGGGAGAACTTCTCCTGCCTTCAGAAGCAATGTCTGCATCTCCCGGACGGCTTCTCCTTTGCTTCCTTTCCGGAGTGTCGGATGTGTCACCGGGGTTGGCGTAGGTTCAGGATCAGGACCAGGCTCAGGTTGAGGAGCTCCACTGTAGTCGATACCTTTTAGCTCCCCCCATTCGACCCACTTCTTGTCTGTAACTTGTGACGTGATCACCCCTTTCTGGGTGCTGGCCGCTTCAATAACGGTCCCGTTGCCGATGTAGAGCCCGATGTGGGTACGCTTTGAGTTCCCTGAAGGATGGACGAACACCGCCGTACCGGCGAGGATCGGCGCCCCGTCTTTTTTGCACCCTTTGGACATCTCGCCTTTGCTGGAGCAATAGCTGTTCCAGATCCGGTTGCTGGAGTGGCTGATCGCGCCGCCCAGCTGATCAAACGCCCATCTGAACAGGCCGGAACAGTCTGCAACAATGTGATCGATCCACTTCTCGCCGTACAGCGCGGCATAATAATAGTTGTCAGATTTCGCGGCGCTGCTCTTCTTCCAGTCGCTGCCGTACTGGCTGATCATGTATGTGACCTTCTGCCGTTGTTTTGCAGCTGTCCACATTGCCCCCCATTGGCCCCAGATATACCCCCAGTGATTCTCCAGGGCATACAGGAACTTAGCGATCAGGTCGTTCGCGTTTATCATTGTGTTTCCGCCTCCTCCAGGGAAGTTTATCCGGGCAGATCATCACAAAATTGAAAAGGAAAAAGGCGACCATCACCGCGATGATCGCCCAGAGAACTGGACTCATTTTTTACCTCCAGACAAGAATGGCGTTATGCGTTATACAGCAATTTAACGTAGTTGTGATTTCCGTCATATGACCATATTGGGTAACAACGGGTGGTAGCAACGAACTACGATATGAGTGCATTTCAGAAATTCGCATTTTTCTGTTTTAGCCTTACCTTTCCTACCCATCCTCTGCACCCGTGATGTGACTATTTACGGAATAAATAATCCGATTTCTAAATACTTGCGTTTGATGTATCTATTCCACTTCTTTATCCATCGTGCTTTACGATGCGATTTCCTTGAATAGAACCTCAATTTAACGTAGCTTCTGACTTCTACGATAAACTACATCGCAACAGGATAAACAAAGGAAAATTTATATTTTTTCCCTGCGGTTCCACCGTAGAAGTACAAATTTCCACGTTGCATTAGTACCCCAACTGAAGCTCCAGAATAATCATCGGCATCTACAGTTTTTACGACAGACGTTCCAATTGCTGACGGGGTCATCAATGGTAAATTTTCAAATACAAGTATTTCTGTTCCGGGAGTCACACATTGTAATGAAACATTCACGAAACAAAAACCACCACGTTTTACATAACCATTGTGATAATGGGTGGATTCTTGAACAGTAAAATTCGCCGAAGAAGACGATAATGCGTGAAAGTCATTGTTCTCAATCTTGCCGTTTAACGCACTAAGTTCGTCCCCGACAGCTACCTGGGTCCAGTGTCCAGCCGTCCACGTTTCACCGCCGGATCCGATCGCCGTGGTGCACCGGAAAAGGTTTCCGCCGTAGATGCAGTAGTCGCCGACAGAGTACGAGCTGCTCGCGTCATACGTGCCGGCGAAGTTCGCGCGGGATCTGATGGCCTCCACGTCGATCGCGTCCATGTTGCCGTTAATGTCGCCGATCAGGACGTTCTCGCCGCCAGCCGGTTTCTTCAGGTTCAGTGCTGATGTATAGGTTGCCATTATGCTACACTCCTTTCATGTTCCTGGATCCATTGAATTACGTTTTGATAGGAGATAAATCCGCCGTCAAAATCTTCGTTGTTGACGGCTCTCATCACATCATTGATCATCTCAGGGCGGCACGCATAAAAGGCGTCCCGGTGCTTATCGAACCAGGCCCACACGCGGGCCTCGTGCTCGCTCTTGTCCTCCGTGATGCCCGGTGCCCGGCGGAGGGTGTAATAACTGTCCGCCATGATCCGCACACACATCGTGTTGTACGGGTCGATCAGCCCGCGCTTCAGGAATTCATCCGCCACATAGCAGTGCCGCGTGAAGAAGCTCTGTAAGTTCTTAAAACGAATCTCCGGTCTGTTACACAGGCTCCCGTCCCTCGCGATGTACATGTAAATCGGCGTCTTTGCGTGGATCTTACCAATCCGCTGGTGGTCGATCTCCATCTCTACAATTGCCAGGAACGCGCTGTCCTCGCACCAGGTGAGATCCTCCTTGAACCGGATGTCGTGGTCGATCAGAAACGACCGCCGGAAGAGCTTGTTGTGGATGAACACAGGATTCCGCTCTGTCAGCATGGCGTTTCTCATGTGAATGTTGTCTTCCATGAACATGTCGAACCACAGAAGATCAAATTTGCCGGCGCGGTTCAGCACGTTCAGCATGTCCCGCAGCGCATACACGCCATACAGCATGTCGTCAAAGTCATGCCAGCGGATCCACTCCGCGTCAGAGTGATCAATACACCAGTTCCTCGCCCTGGCGATCCCTCCGTGCGGGATGCACGCTTGGTTTACGGCAAAAGGGAACCCGGCGAAGTATTCCGCCGGGAAAGCATCTGTTCCGTCGTGCACCAGGGTGATCCGCACCTGTGACCAGTCAACCCCGCGCTGGAGGCGGAGCATCTGGAAGCCTTTCTCACCGACTTCCCACGGCTCCGTCCAGTGAGTGATGAATAAATCAAGCACGCTTAAGCCCCTTTCGTCATGCAGATGGACACCAGCCCATCCACGTCGATCATCAGGTTTGTGCATTTCGTGTATCCGTCATACTGTGTGGACATCTCGCCGTATTCAAAAACGATATTCCTTGTGTTGGACGGGTTCAGGAAGATCGGGGCCATTTCCTCCAGCGTGCGTCCCTGGATATAGCACCACAGGAAGCCTCCGGACATCCCGGCTTCTCCGCCTTCGATTACGATGTCATTTCTCAGGACCAGTCTGCGGCCTTCCATTGTCTTCCTCCCTTTCTTTGTTCTCCAGCTCGTTGTACACATCCCGGATGTCGTACAGCGTCTGGACCAACTTTTCCATATTGCTCAGTGTCGGGGTTATGTCCAGCTGCTGTAGTCGCTCATAACAGGCGTTCAGTTTCTCTCTCATGCCTTTCCTCCGATCAGTATACAAGGAAGTGCCGGTATGTGCCGGCTGAATCCTTTAA